TTATTTTGTAATAAACCAAGCAATCAGCCAAGTGATACCGCCTAGCACTAACAGCGCTGGTAATACGCCGCCTTCAAATTCGATGCTTGTTTTTTCTTTGCCGTCACGACTAGTAAACGTGTGTTCTAAGTCGCCTAGCATTAGTTTTTTCCAATTCATGCAACCTCTCCTTTCATTCTTGCGGAGATACAGCCAATGTGCTAAACTAAACTTACCCCGTTAGGGGGAGAGGGCTTCTTAGCCCTCTAATTATCCTCACCACTCTATTGAGTAGTGAATCTTAAGCTTAAACCAAAGAATCTTGATTTCGACTTCTAGTTCTTTGCGTTTAGGCTTTTTGTTTAGCCTAGATTTCATTAGCTGTACCTCCTTTCGCTTTGCTTAATTCCTTAAGCTTGATTATATTATATCTCAAAACGAGATATTTTGTCAACTATTTTTTATCTCTTTTTGAGATTTTTTTATTTACTTTTTTGTTTCTTGATGTTATATTTATAGTAGAGAAAGGAAAAATATTATGAATATTCTCGGAAATTCTATCAAAGAAATTCGAAAATCCAAAAAAATGACCCAAAAAGAGTTAGCAAAACTAACTGGATTTAAACAAAATACAATTTCTAATCACGAAAATGGTAATAGACAACTTGACGAAGTAGATATTCGAAAATATGCTAAAGCACTGAAAATAGAGCCACAACAGCTTTTTGACTATTCCTCTTCTCCCACAACCCCCCAAGTTGAACTCATCCCATCTACTCTACAAAAAATCACTTCTACTTCTTCTCAATTAGAACACAAGCGACAACTAAACGTTCTTGATTATGCCGAAACACAATTAGAACAACAAAACACAGTAGAAAGCAATAAGGATATAGTAGAAGAACCACAAGCCACCTACTACACCTACAATTACTACGACCACGCAGCTTCAGCTGGTACAGGTCAGTATCTAAATGATGTACAAGTAGAAACAATTGAATTACCAGTCGATTATGACGCTGATTTTGTCATACCGGTTCATGGCGATTCTATGGAACCAAAGTATCACTCTGGGGACTATGTGTTCGTTAAGCTATCCGTAGAGCTCGCAGATGGCGATATAGGCGTCTTTGAATACTATGGTGACGCTTATATCAAACAGCTACTTATAAATGACGAGGGGGCATTTCTGCACAGTTTAAATAGCAAGTATGAAGATATACCCGTAGATAGAGATAGCGACTTTAGAATTATTGGTGAAGTCGTTGGAAGTTATTCGGGAAATCATAGCTGATGAGTGATAGTTAAAGAATTTAGGTTAGGAGATTGATATGAAGTTTTGGAATTTGGTAGTTAAAACTCTAAAACAGAAAAATAATCAGGCTGTAGCTGAAAAGGTTGTAAAAATTACCGAATCGACTACTAATATAAAGTCACCAAGCTATCCCGACTTAAATAAGTATAGAGTAAATCCAAGCGGGAAAAGATATGATGATACATACATAACAGGTGTAGGATACAAACTACGTGAGATTTTATTGTTGGTGTGGTGGGGGCGTACTAAAAACCCCAGAAAACCGACAAGTAAACCACCACGCTACTTCTTCTACGATTATCATTTAAATACTAAAAAAACTACAGATATGTTTATTCGAGATGGATTGCTTAAAAAGAATAAAGAAGGGTGTATTACTTTAACACTATCGGGGAAAGTTCTTTACGATGAGTACAAAATCCTCTGGGAAATACATTCGTATAAAGGATATATCGGTGAATTACCAAACATGGATAGAGTGTTCTACGGATGGAATTACAACTCTTATAAGGCCAATAACAATTTATTAGAGATTAGACATTTAGAAGACATTGTAAAATACAATACAATTATGAGAGATCAATATAAAAAAGGTAGCAATGAATATAATGCGTTTCAACAAGATATTGAGCAAGATAAAAACCAGATAGCACTATTGTTCAACGAACATCAATTGCTTGAAAATATCGATAATTAGTTAATCTAAAACAAAAAACCCCACGCTCTCAAAGTTTGGCGACTCTGAGCGTGAGGCGAATCTAGTATAGTAAAAACCTGCTTCGCAGTAGGTCTCTTTACTATACCTATTTTAACAGAAAATGAGGTAAAAAACA